CGGCAGAAGTTCCAGGTGCAGACCATCACCCAAGGCGTGCCGGACGAGCATATCCTACAGCTTCAGACCGGCTTGCTGGTCACGGAGCGGCCTTGGATCGATTACGTGTCCTACTGCGGTGGGATGCCGATGGCAGTCATTCGGGTGCTGCCTGATCCGGAGATGCAGGACGCTATTCTGACCGCCGCCGCTGACTTCGAAAAGCGCATCGCTGAGACGGTCGCCGCCTACGAGGACCAGCTTGCATCTGGCGCACTGCGCTGGGTGCCTACCGAACGTGTTGTTGAACAAGAGATGTTCTGATGCCCAACACGTCCAAACGGCCGAGTGAAGCGCAGAACAAAGCCCGTTCACGGTCATGGCGGATATTCCGCCTCCGTGGGCTTCACGCACAGGCGCACATACTGACGGGATGTTGTCAGTCCATCGCCTTAGCGGCGATCGATGCCGAACTGCTCAAACTTGGCGCACAGCCTGAAACGGCCCGCCAGCAAGCCATTAGGGAGAACTACCAATGAATATGCTTGAGGCCATTGCGCCAAAGTCGGACCAGATCAATGCAGAAGATCTGGTCGGTCGCACCATCACCGTTACCGTGCGCGAGGTCACGATCCGCGCCGGACAGGAGCAACCCATCTCGGTCGCGCTGGAGGAAACCAATAAGGTTTTCCGGCCCTGCAAGACCACCGCGCGCCTGATGGTCGCCGGCTGGGGTCCAGATGCCAGCAAGTATGCCGGCAAGAAGATGACGCTGTACCGTGACCCGTCCGTCAAATGGGGCGGTGTGGCAACCGGCGGCATCCGCATTTCGCACATGTCGCACCTTGACGCGCCGCTGGTCATGGCGCTGGCGGAGAACAAGAAGAACCGCAAGGTGCATACCGTCCAGCCGTTGCAGGCTGAGAAACAGACCGGAGCTTCCCAAAAGAGCCGCCAGACGGCCGAGGAATGGGCAGCAGAGCATATTGCGGGCATTGGGGCCGCACAGGACGCCGACGCTATCGACGCGCTCCAGAAGGCCAGTGAGCGGGCTATGGCCAAGCTGGCGACCGGCAACCCGGAACTGCATGGCCAGATCGAGGCGGCCTATGCCAAGCGGCTGGGTGAGTTGACGCCGGTGGTTGAGGGAGAAGAGGCATGAAACAGCAATGGCAAACCGCAATATCGCCTGAAGGCATCGTCCTTGATACCAAGATTGATGACGTAGACGGCTGCCGGAATGAGCAGCAGCTTATGCGACGTGGCAACCTGTGGTGGACGCCAGACGGCGCGATGTACGTCTACTATCGCCCCACGCACTGGAAGTATCCCTCGTGACCGACGCCGCAATCATCAACCTGCTGGGCACGGCGGAGGTCGCAAAATCTTGCGGCCGCTCCGTGTCGGCGGTGCAGAACTGGAAGGTACGCGGCATTCCCTGGCGGTGGCGGGCTAAGGTTGGCCAGATTGCAAAGCGTCGGGGGGTTAGCGTGCCGGTTGGGTTTGTTCAGAAGGAGGGTATGTGATGCAGACATGGAAAGGCGGCGAACACCCACCGCATGATTGGGATGGCGGCCCCGTGCTATTTCGCGATGGCACGCTAAGCGATTTGTATAAAGACGGTTGGTCATGGGAGCATAATCCTAACGATCCACCTCAAGTTCGCGCGGTCGAGATCGTGGCTTATATGCCAATTCATAAGCCCCAGGATGATGCGGAATGAACCGCTCATACGGAGCCAAGCCGATGACGCAAAAGCAGGGCCGTCTACAGTTTCAGATGCTGGTGGCTGGCTGTACCGACACGGCTTTGGATCGCCTGACGCCCAAGGAGGTCGCCGCCTCCTATGCCGGCGTGACGGTGCAACAGGCAGCCGAGGCACTGCTGAACGAACGACTGCGGCGGTCAACGTGCCGGGTGTGACAGCTTTTGACGCCCTCGACGCGCTGGAAACGTCAATGGTCGAGCAGCCGCGCTTCACGGTCGAGCCAAAGCACAAAGGCAAAGGCAAGGAGAATACGTACCAAGCGGCATTCCGTCGCTTACTGCGGTTCGTGGGACCGTCGATCATGTCATGGGCCGTGCCAAACGCCGGCAAGCGCGGGTTCAAGGCACAGGCGGCCGCAAAAAAAGAAGGCATGACCGCCGGCGTTTTCGATGAGCATTATGCTTGGAACCATGGCATCGCCTTCCTTGAGTGGAAGGACGGCACTGGCACCCTGTCACCCGCACAGATTGCCTGGGGTAACGCCATGCACGATCGCGGCTTTCGTGTCGCTTGCGTAAGGACACCAGACTTCGCGCACGCGCTGTTTTTGGAATGGGGCGCACCTGTTCGCCCGATTATGGAGAATCGATAACATGTCTAATATCGCTAACGTTGCCGCTGATGAATTGCGCCTGCTGATTGAACGGGCAGAACGGCTGGAAGAGGAGAAGAAGGGTATCGCGGACGATATCAAGGATGTCTACGGCGAGGCGAAGGGGCGCGGTTACGATCCGAAGATCGTCAAGCGCATCGTCGCCCTTCGCAAGCGCAAGCGGGAGGATGTGCAGGAGGAGAACGCCATCCTGGAAACGTATCTGTCGGCGCTGGGTATGCAGTTTGCGCTGCTATAGACACTGAGCCACACGACTGATACGATTACGGCCTGTAGCGGCGACAACCGCGACAGGCCGTATTTTTATCGCCTTATGAGGAGGCAACAAGTGACAGATACTGGACGTGCGGCTTCAATGCAAGCCGCCGCGCTACCCCGCCATTACATCGATGACAGCACCATTCCAGAATGGGGTACTGCTGACGACGGCGGCCGGGTGCGTATTGACGCGGATGCCGAATTGCCCGGCTTCTATGCCGCGTGGAAATCGCAGGCTTGCAAGCACGACAAGCAATTCACCGGTAAAACGATCAACGCTGGTGGCGTTGCAGTGTTCAAGCGCTACTGTGTTCATTGCGGTATCGCAACGACTCAGCACCTGCCGCATCGCACGATTGCCAACACCAATATCCAGCCTATCGACACGGATAAGCGCGAGAAGCTGATCGACCAGTATGTCCGCAGCCGTCGTGCTGCGCTGGACAATATCGCCAATGACGCAGCGAACCGGCAGCAGCCGTACCGCCGCGACCTCTATGCAAGCTATCTCACAAGCCCGGAATGGCTCAGGCTGCGATCGTCTGTTATGCAGCGATGCGGCGGCCTATGTGAGGGTTGCAGACAAGGCAGTGCGGATGACGTTCACCATCTGACATATCGGAATATCGGAAACGAGTTTCTATTCCAGTTGGTCGGCCTCTGCCGCGCGTGCCACACCCGTTGGCATGAGGAGAGCGGCTTGACCATTACCGATAACGAGGCGTCCGAATAATGGCGACGCAGAACCCTAACCCGCAACCCAGCTGGAACAGCTATCGGGTTGCGACCTTCGCAGGGCAACATGATAGCCATATCGATACCGGCGAGGATTATGCCACAATCACTTTGGCATCGATCTTTGCGCTGGAGCCGCAGACCAAGCCCAAGATGGCCGGCAACGCGTTCCTGGCGTCATCGTATTGCTCCTATGATGCCCGGTCACACGATGCGCAGCGGACCCATGGGTCGTTTGTGGCGCTGGTCGGCGACATCGATAAGGGCAACGTCCAGCTCGAGACGGTGCGCGAAAAGGTCGCAGCGTTCGCAGACGGCGCTGCCTGGCTGATCTATTCAAGTGCACATTCTCGCGAAGCGGACAAGCGCTGGCGCATCGTCTTTCCCTTGGACGTGCCATGCGGCTTTGACGACTGGTATGACGCACAGACAGCGCTGTTCACGTACATGGAAAGCCATGGCATCCCCATGGACAAAGCCATGTCACGGGCGGGGCAGCCGATCTACCTGCCGAACGTCCCGCGCTCGTATAAGGATGGTTCACCATTGCGCGGCGGCGACGGTGAGCCGCTTTACTATCGGTGCGAACATAGCGGCTTGGATGTCGAGGGTCTGAGCATCTCACGTGGTATCGTTGCAGGTGGCATTGCGCACCTTCGCCGCCAACGCGCCGCTGATGATGCCGAGCGGGCAACTCTGCGCCAAGCTGCGGCGCTCAAATTTGCCGCCAAACAAAAACAGGGCGGCGGCAACCTGATCGAGCAATTCAACAGCTCGACTAGCGTCGAGACGATGCTGACGCTTTGCGATTATGAGCAAAGCCCGCGTCATCCTGAGGACTGGCGTTCACCCCAGCAATCCGGTGAAACCTATGCCACGCGTGTCGTTGAGGGTAAGTGGATAAGCCTGTCCGAGAGCGATGCGGCGTCCGGGTTGGGTCATAAATGCCGGGCTGGCTGCTTTGGCGACGCGTATGATCTGTACGTGCACTTCAAGCATAAAGGCGATCACCGGGAAGCCTACCGAGTGCTGGGGCAGGAGCAACGCGGCTCCAATGTCATTCAGGGCAACTTCCGAGGAGACGATCAAGATCCTGGCTATCAGGAGGTGCCGGAATGGGCCAGCACCGGTGAAGAGCCTGATTACGAGCTGATCGTTGAGGAAAGTGCCTCGACAGAAGCGGGGGCGTCGCCAGACGGCCTGTTGCCGCTTGAATGGTTCGATCAGATCGATGCGCAGCTAGAGGCGAATTGGCTTGTGGAAGAACTGATCCCCAGCGAAGGCCTATGCCTTGTCTACGGACACCCAGGTTGCGGCAAGAGCTTCTTCGCACTTGATATGGCTATGCACGTTGCTGGCGGGCAGCAATGGCGCGAGCGTGATGTCGAGCAAGGCTTGGTCATCTATATCGGTGCGGAGGGACAGCGTGGCTTGCGTCAACGCGTGGCAGCGTTCCGACAGCATCACAGCATCAACGACCTGCCATTTGCCCTGATACCGGTAGAGGTCAACCTGTTGGCCGCTGACGGCGATCTAGGCAAGCTAGTAGCCACAATTGAGCAGGCAGCCGCGCGCTACGATTTGCCAGTCGGAATGATCGTGGTCGACACTCTGTCGCGGACGTTCGGCGGTGGTGATGAAATCGGCTCCGACATGGTTTCCTATATCAATAATGTCGGCCGGCTACAGCGCGCTTTCACGTGCACCACCATGGTCATTCATCACCGCCCAAAGGATAGCACAAACGAGACGCCGCGTGGTCATGGATCGCTATGGGGCGCGTGCGACACCATCATACTGGTCGAGGATAAGGGCGGTCCTAAGCAAGCCAAGGTGACCAAGCAGAAGGACTCAGAGCCTGCCCCCCCTATCGTGTTCGACCTGAAGGTTATCGAGCTTGGCCAGGATGAAAAGGGCAGGCCCGTCACATCCTGTGTGGTGGCCCATAACGACCTCAGGATAGGGGCGGACAACCGCGCGGACAGGCTGTCCGATGGGCAGCGTATCGCGTTCGAAATCCTTTGCCAGACTCTGGCGGAAACCGGCTCCACGCACGGTCATAACGTGCCGGAAAAAGCCCTCACATTCGGCTTCGAAACGCGTGTTTGCAGGCTGTCCGAATGGGCTTCCCGGACAGGTGCCGCACTGTATGATCCGGACAAGGCACCGGACACTGCCGACAGGTCCTACCGGAGATACAAGACAAAGCTCCAAGCCCTTGGAATTATTGGGGTTTATGAGGATTTTGTATGGAGGATCAAGTAAGTCCGGACAGGGGCGGACAGGCTGTCCGGACAGGGTGTCCGCCAAAATCCGGACAGGCGGACAGGGGCGGACACCCCTCTATAAGGGGTGTCCACCTGTCCGGACCGGATGGCCGCTGATTTTCTAATCATCAGAGAGGATGGTTTATGGCTTGTGAAATCGAGGCAGAACGGGTCGCCTATCACCGGGCGCTTTACCAAAAATCTGAGGGGCATCATCTGGCGCGCATCAATCACACCCGGCGACGGCGCGGTATGCCCATGATCGAAGACCTGAGCCAAGTGAAGCTGCGCAAATGCAAGACACCGGCCTAACCCCCTTCATCCTAGCCATGATGCGCGCCCCCACCGATAAACTGGCCGGGGCGGACGTGGCCAGGTTGGCGAGCAAGTACGAGATACCAGAGACAACCGCCGCCGCATATCTCGCGGCATGGCTCAAGAGAGGAGAGACACGATGAACGATGGCCTGGGCTACAAGCTGGTGCAGACGCTGGATGAGCGGCCGGACTTTCGCGAGGGGTATCTGACCGAACTGCTGGACTGGTACGGGGAGCGGTATCCGGTGATCGCTGAGGATCTGCGGGGGAGGATCGCTAACCGCGCGCGCCCACAAAAAATCCACACCACAGGGTTGACGCCATCGCGATATGGCGTCATAAGGGACGCATAGAGGAGATACAACATGCAGACCGCAGAAACCCTGATCGCTTCCACCAACCGCCTGCTGGCCCTGGCGCATGACGATCGCTTCGATGCGCAGCAGCGGCGGATGTTTCGCAAGGCCGCACGGTGGGCCGCCAAGGAAGCCATCGCGCCTGCCAATCTCGTTTGCGTGGGGCAGTTCTGATGACGGGCAAAACCCTGGCCGATCACTCCCGCGCCTACCGCACCCGCAAGGCCGAGCGGATTGCTCGGATGGAGGCGGCGTTGAAGCGGATTGCACAGTCAGAGCAAACGGCGGGCATTTACGATGTTTTGGGCAATGCTCGCATAGCCCGCGACGCCCTTGCGGAGAAAGGCAATACGCAATGACCCAAGCACTTCAAATTACCGCAGTGGTGGCATGGGCTATTGCTGCAACTGTTAACGGTATGCGCGGGAACGTTGTGTTGGCAGTGGTTTGCGCGATAGTAACGATCTTGCTTTTGACGGCTGCTGTCGCGGTCGCCTTTGCCAAACCCACCAATACCTAGTTTTATGAGCGGCGGGACCGGAGCTTGAGAGGCTTGCTCGACGGTCCCGCCTGACGCCAGAGAGGAGGGCGCTGAGATATGACTAGCACGATCGATTGGATGGGGCAACTGGAGGTGGTGGAGCCTGACGGTAAGGTCTATTACGCCGTGCTTCTGGAAACGCGAACTGAAGGCGCACACACCCGCCGCGTGGGTTATGCCGGGAAAACCCGCCAATGGTTTACCGAAGATGGGCGGCTGTGCATCAGCGACTCGGTGCGCGTCCGCAACGCGCTGGAGCCTATCGCAGTAGCCAGGCCCAGCACAGAGGCCCTGGATCGCTTCGAAGCGCTGCTAGGGCGGTTGGAGGCGGCTGTAGGGGCCATCAGCAAGGGAGAGGTGAAGTGAACGACGCCAGCAACGATATTCAGTGGGGCCCCGCCATCGTCGTGGATGGCAAGCGGCCGGGGTGGTTGAAGGATGGCGATAAGATCCGGTGGTATAGCTCAAATATGGGCGACGCTTGGTGGGATAACCTATCGCATAGGGGCTATGTGCCCGTTGGTAGGCTCGCGTTCGACCGCGAAAGTCATTCCATCCGCTTGCCCGCCGACCACCCGCATTACCGTCAGACGGAGGTGGCCCCGATCGACTGGAGCGGCGAGCTTGAGGCGGTCCATGAGGATGGGCGGGTGGTGCGCGTCACTGTGGCCAAGGGGCCGGACAAAGACGGTGATAGGGAGGTAATGCCGCAGTTGGATGAGGTTGGGCGGCTCTTTGGCAAGGATGGCACGCCATGGTCAAATAATGGCTGGCGCATCCGCAACGTCGCCCAGCCCACCCCCCAGGCAGACACCAAGCCTGACCTGACGGCGCGGATGCGTGCTTTGGCTACGCGGATCGCTGATAACTGGTCGCTGCCGCCCGGCCCTGTCTGGGGCAAGGAGGCTCAAGCCATCGCTGTCGAACTCGCTGATCCGGTCGATGACGACTTGCTCGAAGCACGTCAGGCAGTGGCCGAAATGAAACTCTTTCAAGACGTGGCGCTTGCTGTGTTGGCGGGTGACTACGACGATCAGCCCATCGTCGTGGCAACTCTCGAAGCTGTGCGCGGCCGTGCCCTCGCCCTTGCCGGGGAGAAGGAGGCGTGAGCGGGACATTGCGGCATGTCGTAGAGGCGACGCGTGGCGAGCGGTCGACGTTCGTCAAGCTGTCGTGCGGTCATGAGCGTTCATGGGGTGGCCACGTCGCGCCGAACGGCACGGTCATCTGCGATCCCAAGCACGTCATCAACTGGGGTGTCGCTTGCGCCGATGGACACTGCGGAGGGCGCCCATGACCCACCCCCAGACACAGGATGACGAGGCGGTAGGCAGGATACTGACTGAGCTTGATGCTCTGTCGGAAAACTGGGTGGTCGATAACCGCATGTCGCTGATCGCTGCGAAGCTGGCGGCTGCGCCTGATAACAAGCGAGCCGAAAGCATCTTGGCAATGCTCCAGCTTGCCTACTGTGAGGGCTACTACGCCGCCGCCCTCACCGCTCTCCGCAATTATGAAGGGAGGAAGGGATGAACATCGCACAACCCCGCTTCACCCGCATGATCATGCAGCCCCGGCTTGCTGACGAAGCACTGCGCAAGCACGGTGCGCCAGAAAGCTTGGGCCAACCCGTGCAGGCTGTGGCCTGGTTCGATCCAGGGCGGGGCGCGTTGCGGCTTTTGGTTGCGGTATACGCCGGTGGGCAGCGGGCTACTCTGCGAAAACGGCGGCGGGGATCGTCGTTGGTGATTGACGCCTGATTGCAGGGAGGGAGTTGACATGATTTTTAGGTTTGACTGGACCAAAAGCGCTGACAGGCAGCTACAACGGTACCTCCATGACGGTTTGACTTATCAGCAAATCGCTGAGGCAATGGGCATGAGCAGAAACGCAATAGCTGGGCGTGTCCACCGCCTCGACATCGGCGGACCACGTTCTGACCCTAGCAAGGCGCGACACGTAGGGAGGGCTAGGGCATGATCTGGCACCACTTCAAACGCGGATTTGGCTGGGGGCTCGGTAGGGACTTGGCACGGCGGGTGATTAGGGCTATTTTAGGGTGATGGCACACGCTGATGAAACAGCACCCAAGCAGCAAAAGAGAGTTGTCGGGCGGCCTTTTGAGCCGGGGCAGTCCGGCAACCCTGCTGGCCGCCCAAAGGGCGCTCGCTCTAAATTGGGTGAAGCATTTATTGATGCTTTGCTTGCTGATTGGCAAGAAAACGGCGTTCAAGCAATTATCAGCATGAGAGATGAGCGCCCTGGCGACTATGTGAAGGTTGTTGCGTCGCTTATGCCAAAGGAGATCGACGCCAATGTTGTGCATGAAATGACCGAAGAAGCTGCGGCATGGCTGGGCCAGAAGTAATCAATCTTGCCGCACAACGCTGGCCTGACAAACGCGCAAGGCTAAGCGACGGCTTTTACAGCATTAAGGATAAAGACGGCAACATTGTGCCGTTTCGTATGAACGAGGACCAAGCCAAGTTCATTGAAGAGCGGCACGGCATGGATATCGTGCTAAAGGCCCGTCAGAAGGGCTTCACAACGGTCATTCAGCTCGACATGCTGGATGACTGTTTGTTTTTGCCTAACACTGGCGCTGGTGTGATTGCGCATAATCTGGATGATGCAAAGGCGTTCTTTGCGGACAAGATCAAGTTTGCCTATGATCGGTTGCCACAGGAATTTCGTGCTGTAGTTAGCTCGACCCAGGACGCTGCCAACAGCATGAAATTCAGCAATGGGTCGAGCATTCGTGTCGGCACGTCACTGCGTTCTGGGACGCTCCAACGGTTGCATGTCTCGGAATATGGCAAGCTATGCGCCAAGTTCCCGGAAAAAGCCAAGGAAGTGAAGTCCGGTGCGTTCAACACGGTGCAGGCAGGGCAGCGCATCACCGTGGAAAGCACCGCAGAGGGGCAGGCTGGTCACTTTTACGAGCTGACGCAAATCGCACAGCGCAAGCAGGCATCCGGGCAGCCGTTGACACCGCTCGACTTTAAGTTCCATTTCGCGCCGTGGTGGACATCGGACGAATATACGCTTGATGCCGATGTGACGATCACGGCTGAGTTTCAGGAATATTTTGACAAGCTGGAAGCGGAGGATGGCATCGTTTTACGCTCTGAACAAAAGGCCTGGTATGTCAAGAAGGCCGAGCAGCAGGGTGATGAAATGAAGCGCGAGTACCCCTCGACGCCCAAAGAGGCATTTGAGGCAAGCATTGAGGGTGCTTACTTCGCTCGTGAGATGCTACGTGTCCGCAAAGAAGGGCGCATCTGTCGCATTCCTATCATGGATGCCCCGGTCTATACGACATGGGATCTTGGCCTAAACGATAGCATGACAATCACGTTCTGGCAGGACCATGGCTTTGAGCGGCGGGCCATCGATTATTACGAGAACAGCGGCGAGGGCTTTGGCCATTACGCTGCCGTTCTTAACCGTAAGGGCTACAATTACAGCCGTCATTATATGCCTCATGACGCCGACCAGCGGTCATTGACAGAGGTGGCGGATACGCGGCGGATGCACGCCGAGCGCGCCGGGATCAAGCCGATCGATGTGTTGAAGCGCATTGATAGCGAGCAGACGGGCATTGACGCCAGTCGCGCCTTTCTGGCTAAGGTGTGGTTTGACGAAGAACGATGCGCCCGGTTGATTGCCTGCATGGACAATTATCGCAAGGCGTGGGACGACAAGTTAGGCGTATTCAAATCCTATGCGTTGCATGATGAGTTCAGTCATGGGTATAAGAGCTTTGAGAGTGCGGCTATCAAGCCTGAAAAATCAGGCGCGGGTACGCTGGACTTGAGCAAATTGCGCCGGGGAATTGTTTGATGGCCACCAATCCGCTTCTGTCTGTGGTTGACCCTGACGAAGCCGTTGTCGCGTCTGGGGACACCGGCCCTGACATCGACGAACTGATCGATGCCCTGCGTCGGGAAGCAGATAGCGCAGACAGCGAATGGGAGCGCATCCGTGACGCACAGGACATGGCGCATGACTATTACGAGGCCAAGCCGTTCGGCAATGAGGTAGACGGCCGTAGCCAGATAATCCTGCCGGATGTGCAGGAGACGATCGACTATATGGTGCCTAGTGTCCTGCGCACGTTCATCAGCGGTGACCGTGTGGTCGAGTTCGAGGCCACCGACGAAGCGGACGAGCCAGCAGCGGATGAGGCCACGGCCGCGATCGGCTATAGTTTCATGCGCGACCAGGACGGGTTCCGCGTGCTGCATGACTGGCTGTCGTCGGGGCTGCTGGAAAAGTACGGCGTCGTCAAGACGTCGGTGCGCAGCGAAGAGCGGGTGGTGCGGGATCGGGTGGTGGTGTCTGATCCGGTCGAACTGGAGGGACTGGACGGCGAAATCGAGGATGTGGAGGAGACCGAGCAAGGCTTAGTCGTCTCAATCAAACGCGAAATCACCCGCAAGCGGTTTGTGGATGAAGTCATCCCGCGCGAGGAATTCCGTTATTCTGCTCGTGCACGCCATGAGGATGACGCGGACTATCTGGCGCATGTGTCGGTCAAGACGCGCTCCGATCTGGTGGACATGGGGTTCGACCGAGAGCAGGTGTACGCGTTGCCGCTCTATTCTGTGCTGCCCGATGACCGACGCCGCGACCGCGATGGCTGGGAGGTCGACCCGGAAAGCACGCCGGCCTTGCAGTTGGTCCAGTTGCGTGAGGAATATGCGCGCATGGATCTGGACGGCGACGGCATTGCCGAACGCGTGCAGGTGTTCCGTGTCGAGAATGAAATTCTACGGTGGGCTGAGACGGGCGATCCGGCCATCGAGACAATCGATGAGCAGCCGTTCTCGCTGTTCACGCCATTCCCGCGCGCCAATCGTCTGATCGGCTATTCGCTGGCGGACAAGGTGATGGACATTCAGCTGGCGCGGTCGACCATCGCGCGTCAGCTCATGGATGGGATGTATCAGGGCAACCTGCCGCGCCCCGTGGTGTCAGAGGTAGGTGCGTCTGAGAATACGATTGACGACCTTCTGTCGCCCATCGCCGGCGCGCCTATCCGGGTGCGGGATGCGTCCGCGATTACGCCATTCAACACCAATTTCGATGTCGGTAAGTCCCTTACCGTCATGGAGTGGATGACCGGCGAACGCGAGTCCCGCACCGGCATCACGCGGCTGAACCAGGGTCTGGACGCCGACGCCCTCAACAAGACCGCGACCGGCACGGCCATGATGCAGGCACAGGGCCAGCAGCAGGAAGAGTTCATCGCGCGCACCTTTGCGGAGGCGTTCTCGCGACTGATGGCGAAATCATACCGCCTGCGTCGCCGGGAGGGTGAGCCGTTCAAGATCAAGGTGGACGGGCAATACAAGCAAGTGGACCCGCGCGCCTGGCCAGAAGACGTGAACGTCGCCATCCGTGTGGGGTTGGGCACTGGTAGCAAGGACAAGCGCGTGCAGGCGCGCATGGCGCTGGCTCCGTTGTTGGCGGAAGGCTTTGCCAGTGGGCAGGTCAAGCCCAAGCATCTGTTTCATGCGATGGACGGCTTGGTCCGCGATCTTGGTATTGGACAAGGCGACGATTATTGGGTCGATCCGGATGCGCCGCCGCCGGTTGGGCCTGATGGCCAGCCTATGGAAGAGCAAGAGCAGCCCGATCCGGAGATGCTGGCGATGCAGGCCGAGCAGCAGCGCGAACAGGCCAAGATGGAGTTCGAGCAACAGAAGGCGGCGGCGCAGTTGCAGCTTCAGCGCGAGAAAGACGCGGCCTCCATTGAGGCACAGCGCGAGAAGCACATGCTTGACATGGAGCAAGCACGCGAGAAAGCGGCGTTGGAAGCGCAGTTGGCGCGGGACAAGGCTGCAACCGAGGCAGATATTGCCATTTACGCCATCGACAAGCAGACGGAGGTAAAGGCCTATGCCGCCAAGATGGGGGCGGAGGCCGGCAATGTCGGTCAGAACCGTGAGGGAGGGGATTTGGATAAATGAGTATCATCGACCTAGGTGCAGCCCGCTTCAAGGCGGCTAATGTTGCCGAGAAAACCACACCACGTGATGCGCTCGTTGAAGCCTTGCGCCGGATTGACGCGGGAGAGTGGCAAATTCATAGCATGGTGATTATTGGATTAGATGCCAGCCCGGATGGCGACAATAGTCTTGACTTGATGGAAGTCATGCATTCTGGACCGGCGTCTTCCAATGAACGGCTTGGCATGTTCGTGCGGGCGCAACGCATGATGTTGCGCGATATGTTTGGGGAAGATTGATGGCCCTGCTTGACCGCATCGCCGCGTATTTCGGCTACACTCGCGCCGCCCCGGCCCCGCTCCCCCGCGTCAACAACGGCACCGACGCCATTGCACGTGGGCAGCGGTGGCAGGCTTTCGCGGAAGAGGAAGGCGGCCTCTACGACATGTTTGCCCGGCTCAAGACCGATTACTTCCTGAAGGTGGGCCAACTCAGCCCCAGTGACCGCGATAAATTGCTGGCGCTTGGCATGGCCCACAAGATTGCGGGTGAAATCGAGGGGCAAGTCCGACAGGTTATTGAAACCGGCAAGATTGCTGCTAATAATCGTGACCATGTTGCACGCGTGGCGTCTGTTGGGCGTCATAGCCGGTAACGGTAGAAGGCAGAACAATGGCCCATCTTG